AGATGCACCGCATGCTGCCACAGGCCATAGCCCACGGCGCGAATGGCCTTGGTGCCGAACAGCCACCGGTCGTTCTTGAACTCCTCCTGGGAGCCCGCGCCGATGGTCTGAGTCTGCAGGGGGAGTTCCTCCTGCAGAATGAACGGCTTGAACTCGCCGTCCGTTCGAAACACCTTCATGGTGGTGGTCGTGAGCGCCAGACGCGCCTCCGGGACCACGCGGATGATGTAGCCGTCCGCCTGAAATCCCTTCATCTTGTTGGTCTGGCCGGAGGAAATCTGCTCCGCCGAAATGGCGTGGACGGCCGCCGCCCACATGTTCAGCGGGACGTATGCGAGGAACTCGCGCGCGGCCCCGTTGAGCGGCTCCCCCTGGTCATCCTTGTACGAGAGAATGTACTGGATGGCACCGAGGAGGATATCCACCATCTCATCGGCCGTGGGGACATCGGCGTCCGTCACGTCCAGAGCGGGAATCTCCGTGGCCGTGAGGAGGTTCGTCTGTGCGCCGGAGTCCCCCTCCTCGTGGTCCGAGTCGTAGAAATACTGCCCGTCGTAGCAGACGGTTGCGGTGCCGGCCACGTCGGCCTCATACAGCAGCTTGTCCCAGTGCTCACCGGCCCGCTGGCCCGCGCCGCGAATGAGACGGTTGATGGCCCCCACCTTGTCCCGGCGGATGTCATCCACCGGAATGGGAATCGTCTGCTCGAACTTCCTGTTCCGCAGAACGTACTCGAGCGGCGCGGCACTCTTCTCGAGGCGGCCGCCGATCCACTCCCGCATGGCCGGAGCGGTGCCGAGGCCACGGTACGTTTCCGTTTCCTCGTTGCTGTCGTAGTACGCGCCCACACGGCCCGCGATACCGGCCGCCAGTTGCTTCTCGAGCGCCAGGAAGAACTCCCCGTTGAGGCCCTTCTCCGTGATCTTGGAATACTTGCCCATTGTCCTCGAGCCTCCTAGAGGGACCGCAGTTCCACGGCCTGGAAGAACACGAGACACTTGGTGCCGCTGAACCACTGCAGCACCTTGCCCACCGCCGTGTTACCGGTGGACGAGAGGGTGAACACCGTGTCATCCGACATGTACACGGTGGAGCTCCGGTCCGTGATGGCCGTGGAGCCGACGACATTGCAGATCACCGCGCCCTCGGTGCGGAGGCGGATGTTCTTGGCGGAGGCCGCGCCCCCGGAGTTGTCGCACTGTTCCTCCGCGAACCCCACGAACGCGTCCGCGGCCACGAGCGGCCGGCCGGTCCCGTTGAGGTCGCCCACGGCGGAGCCGGCGAAGATGATGTCCGCGGCCACGGCCCCGATGTGGCCGTACTTCGGCTCGAATCCGTGGTCGAAATCGAGATGGATGTCCTTCGTGGCGGTGGCCATTACTCGTCACCTCCCGGACGGTAGATCCGAACCCGCCCGCTGTTGTCCGCCCGGAGGAATGCCGCATACGCCTCGACACTGGAGAACTCCGCGCGCACGTCGTTGTGGTTGGCGGCCCACTCCGCCGCGGCCCTCTCATCCGGCTCGAGGCCGGTGAGGTTCGGAGCGTCGGCCACGGCCGCGTCCCTTGCCTCCCCCGCCACGAACCGGAGCGGTGCCGCTCCCGTCGTCGTGGGCTTCTCGCTGGCGGCCTCGAGTTCCGCGATACGCGCGGCATCGGCCTCGGCCTTCTCCTCGGCCCGCGCCTGTACGAGCGCCGCGAACTTCACGGAGGCCGTGGCCACATCGTGGCCGGCATCGAACATCTTGAGCGCGAATTCCTGGTCATCCGGGAACGTCTCCCGGAGTTCCGCCAGGAGCGCGAGCCCCTCCGGCTTGTCCGCCGGTGCCGCCGGCGTGGCGGCCGTTGCGTCTCCCATCGTTACCTCCTGGTCTGCCACCTCACGCCGGACCACCTCCACCAGGCGGCCGTCGTTACCGTGATCGGCTAGCACCACGCTAGCCGTGTCCTTGTCTGCACCGAGCGCCACGAACGAGGACTCTCGGAGAAACGTTTTCGTGGCCACGTACCCCGGCCCCTCGAACTTGCCACCGTTCACGTCCCGCGCCTCATCCTCGGAGAGGTAATACACCTCCCCGATATCGAACCCGATGGACGCCTGGAACGGGAACCCTTCATCCGCCAGGCCCGCCACCTCCACACCGTCACGGGAGGTGCGGGACATGTTCCCCTCGATTTCCACGCCGGCGTCCGTGATCTTGATGGAGTCCGAATGGCCCACCGCCCGGTCCCGGATGTGTTCACGGAGGATCGGCTTGACTTCCGGCCCCACGTCCATCCCGGCCAGGTCGATCACGAACCGGCCCCACCACGTATCCACCACGGCCCCGGAGTACGCGGGAGACATGGCGAAACGTCGAGGCTTGGACGCCTCCCCCTCGGCCGCCTCCTCGGCCGCCAGGATACCCACACGGCCCTCGAGGAGCCGGAGACTTGCGGGGAGTTGCCGCGCCGCGCCGTCGTCATCGAGGCACACGTGGAACCCCTCACGCTCCGGAGTGTCGAGTACCGTGGACAGGAACGCCTCCACCTTGTCACCCATCGTCGCCTCCTTCGGCTCCGGACTCCGCCAGGGGCTTGACACCCGTGAGGTGGAACCCTGGTACCTTGGCATCCCGGCGCGCCTGTTCCTCCACCATACGCTCCGCCAGCACCTCGGCCGCGTCCCGTCCACGGCCGCGCGTCACCTGGCCCACGGACTCGAACCCGAGCGCCACGGAGAGGCCGTGCGCCTGTGCCTCCTTGAGCGGATCCACCCACTCCCATCCGGGAGCCTCGAACGTGTGAACGAGGAGCGCATCGGACTCCTCGAAATCTCCGGCCTCCACCCACCGCGCCACCTGCCACTCGTACACGGCCGAGTAGATGCGGCGGAGCGCGCTCTGCACCAGCATGAACGCGCGTTGCGCCTGGAGGAGCGCGGCGCGCGCGCTCGAGTAGTTCGTGTGTGAGAAATCCAGGAACGCGATTTCCAAGGGGAGGCCCGCCGGGAGGCCGGCAATCCGGCCCATGATGGCCATGAACTCTCCGAGCATGGTGGAGGGTTGTTTCGGGTCGAGTTGCTCCACCTCCTCACCCTTGCGAAGATACTTCACCATCCCCGGCTCGAGATTGAACCCGGCTTGCGAGTCCCCGGCCGCGTTCTCCGTGTTGCTCAGTCCCGGCGGAGGCACGGCCCCGGTGGGGGACTTGACGAGCACCCCGAAACAGGCCGCAATCCTCTGGTTGACCACGAGCGCCTCGAGGAACGCGTTAAGCTGCTCGTACACCCACGGCTTGGAGAACAGGGACACACCGCGCACGTAGCTATGCCGCGGCCGGCGCGCGAAGAACTCGGCATCCTCGGCCGCCACCGTCTGGAGTTCATCCCCCGGCGCCGCGTCCTCGGCCTCCACGAAGAACTCGAGCACCCGGCCGGTTGCCGGATCCACGCGCACACCGTCCGTGATGTCCGTTTCCGCTTGCTTGCCGGATGGTGTGTCGATCCGGTCGGCCTCCACGATGGAGACGTGGCCGGAATCGTGTTTCACCAGGAGGCAATCCCCGTCCCGCACCCCGGAGCGGAGCACGTGAGACATGAGGCCGTCCCCGCTCGAGAACGGTACGAGGCCGCGGATGTCCGCCTCCTTGGCATCCCACCGCGCCCACCTGGCCGCCAGTTTCTTGTCCAGGTCCGCGTCCCCGGTGTTCGGGCGGAGCCGGAATCCCTCCGGGCCGTTCACGTTCTCCACGATCCGGGACAGGATGCCGTCCGCTATGAAGTTGTCCCGCTCGAGTTGCCGCGCGCGCTTCACCATCGAGGCGCGGTGCGCCTCCAGGAGTTCGTTCCCGGAGGAGGAGTCCTCCTTGGGGTCCAGGCGGGAACGCGTCCCGGCGCGGTAGAGTTTTTCTATGGCCTCGGCCTGGAGTCGCCACGCGTGCCGAACCGCTCCCCACTTCGGAGATACGATGCGCGCGAACCTATCCAGAGCACGGCCGAGGAACGGGACGTTCCGTGCCGGCCTCATACCGGATCCCCGAACACGGCTAGCGCGGTGCCGCCGGTGGTGTCATCTTCGGCGGCCTGGATGGACACATACTCCGCGCGAACCTCCCGGATTTCCTTGAGGTTCCGTTTCGTGACGGAGCGCCCCATCCAGGAGTATTCGGCTATCCCCTCGACTACGAGTTTGTAGATAGCATCATCGCACGCGTCGATGATCTGTTGAGGTGTGTAGGTGGCGGCCATGCCCCGGAGAGGAACATGGCCGCCGCGCTCCCGCTAACTCGTAATTCCGCATTGCGGAACGAGGCCGGGAACGTCTAGTCCTCCACCAGCACCTTGAACCGCGTGAACGTTCCCGTTTCCGGATCCGCGCACACCTTGCACCGGTAGTATCGGAGGTCGCCTCCGCGCTCACACCGGATGTCCGGCAACGAGGCGCCGCACGAGGGACACCGAATCCGTTTGATCGTCTGTATCGCGCGCTTCACGGCCGGTTTCCCGCCGGACTGGCCCACCCACGGCTCCGCCCTCTTCTTGCTGGCGGCCGCCGCCTCGAGCCGGTCCAGGGTGAGCACGGGGAGGCCGAGGCCCTCCCGGTGGACGTGCTCCGGAATCTTCTGAATCTTGGCCGGGTCCATCTTCGTTCCCCGGCCTTTCTTCTGAGGCGTCCCCTTGCCGCCGCCGGCGGCCGGCGGTTGCGGATAGCCTCTTGTGGGTTGCCGGCGGCCGCGGCTCCCGGCCTCCTCGTGCTCCTCGGCCGGCGCGTCGTCCTCACGCTCCTGGCCGTCCTCCTCCGGCGTGTTCTCCTCGGTGGCCTCCTCGGCCGCCGCGTCCTCCTCTACCCCTGGAGCCATGTTCCGGTCCGGGGCCTCTGGCCCTTCTGCACCCACGTCTCACCTCCTGTTCTATGCGCCTCCGCCTCACGCGCCTGTTCCGCCTCCTCCTCCGGGGAGATGAGGAGGTGGATACGCGCCAGGTCGGCGGCCGCCACCTGGTACACCTCACAGTCCCTAAGATGGTTCGCGCGGCCGGAGGCCAGCGGCTCCCACCGCATGGCCGCACGGCCCGCGCTCGCCGTCCGTATGAGTATCTTGTGCATGCTGCACATTTGCTGCACGTAGTCCTCGGATGTTTGCTCGTGGAGCTCCCACGATTGCGGAGCGGTGGCGGCCGCCTCGATGAACGCGGCTAGCCGATCCTGGTACTTCTGTGTGTCCACCGTTCGGAGGACCACCTGGAGGTCCGGTTCCGCGCGCTCCCCTCGTGGCGTATAGCTCTGGTTGGTTTCCACGATCATCCGCTTAGGCTCGCCGCGGCCGCCGTGGCCACGCAAGGCGTACCGGCGCGCCGGATCCCCCATGCACCACCGATACACCTCCTCCGTGCGATAGGCGGAGTCTATCGCCACGAACGAGGCGCGGCCGTGGCCGCCGTCCTCGAGCGGATACGAGGCGTCCAGGAGCACGTCCTCCACGGCCTGGAACGATTCCAGGCGCCCCTCGGAAATGAGGCGTGAGCGGAACCCATAGCCCCACGCGCGGAGCACGTACCAGAAATGATCCTGTTGCGTGTCCACAGTCCCGAGGAGGTACCGCGCCCACCGGGGGATGATGCCGGCCGGATGGCCCTCCTGGATCTTCACGCGCAACACGCTCGAGCGCGTCCGCGCCACCTGATCCTCGAACACCTCACCGAGGCGGGAATTCCGGAAATGCTGCAGTTTCTCCGGGTTCGAGCCGGCCCGGATCTTCTCCGCGGCCAGCTTGTGCATCGGAATCCACGGAACGATAAGGGCCGTCACGTGGAACCCCACCCGCTGGCCCTCCGGCTCCTCTCCGATCACCTGGCCGTTATCGTCCACCTCGAGGGACTCGTGCGCCCACACCCCGTGCAGGATGGCCTCTTTCCGGTCCTCCTCCGTGATCTTCCCGTCACACCGGACGCATTCGTACCACGCCAGGCCGGGAGGCGCGCCGCGCTCCGGCCGGGACATCTCCACCCGCGCCGCGTGCCGAGCCATGTACCCCGGCCCCGGAATTACACCCTCGGCCACGGCCTCCGGCTTCGGCCACTTCACCCTATCCCACGAGAGCATTTGATACCGGCCGCAATGCGGACACGGCACCCGGTACGTCCGCCGGATTTCGCACTCCTCGTGGGCCGCGTGGATCACGCCTTGGCGCGTCGTCGGGGTGCTCGAGAGGAGGAGGCGTGCGAGTTCCTGGTACGTCTCCGTCCGGACGGAACCGAGGCTCACCGGGTCCGCCTCCCGGCCCGCATATGGAGGGTACTTGTCCGTCTCATCGAACCACACGAACCGGGCCGGATCCGTGGCCAGTGCTTGCGGACTCCCGGCCCACGCGGACGATAGGGCAAACCCGTTCGAGAGGAGGACGCCTCCGAGCGTCACGGCCGAGGCGTCCCCCGGCACGAGCTCACGAAGCGCCGGCGTATCCTCGAGCATCGGCTTAACGCGTTTCTTGAAAATCTTACGTACCGCATCCTCCGTGGGCATCACGTACAGGAACGGGTCCGGCTCCTGTGCGGCCGCCCACCCGAGCACGTTCCGGAAACCCTCGGACACACCCGCCTGTGCGCACTTCTTCACCACCACCCACCGCACGTTCGGATCGGCCACGGCATCCATGATGCCCACGAGGTACGGACTCCGAGCGTTGCGCCACGGCCCCGGCATCGAGGTTTGGCCGCGCGGGAGGAACCGGTACCGCTCCGCCCATACGGAGGGTTTCACGGGACGTGGGGGGAGGAGGAGCGCCACGGCGGCTAGGAACGCGTGGCGAACCGTCGCCCGCGCGCTATGCGTGGCCTGCACCGTCCTCCTCCTCGGCCTCGGCCTCCTCGGCCCCGGCCTCGAGCGCCACGGGTTGAGGTTCGGGGAGGTGCTCCTCCGCCAGGCGCTCCGCGTGCTCCGTGATGTCCTGGAGAGCACGGCGGGAGAACTCCAGAGCATACGCGCGGTTGTCCGGTGTCTCCGCACGCGCCGCGTTGAGGAGCGTATCCCGGACTCCGCTGCAGAACTCCGTGAACACCCGGACAACGAGGTCCCGCGGCAACATCTCCCGCCGGAGGTGGGCCAGTTCAATCTCCGCCTTGGCGGCCTTGGCGGCCTCCAGGCGCGCCTTGGAATCGGAGCGTTTCGCCCCCTCCTCCGTCGTCGGCCGGCCCGGCTTGCCGGTTAGCCTCTGGTCGGCCAACCAGGCGCGCACCTCCTCGAGATTGAACCTGTTTCCGTTGCGGCCCCTGGAACACGGACACCCGCGTTTCGTGTACCGGCGCACCGTCCGCGCCGTGATCGACAGAGCGGCCGCAAGGTCCTGGACTGATAGTTCGCGTTTCACGTTCGCCATGCGGGGATGATATTCCGCATTGCGGAAACGGTCAAATACGCGCGTTTTCCGTCCGGGAGGTGGGGACAGAGTAACGCGGCCGGGTGTCTGAGGAGCACCCGGCCGCGCTATGTGGTGCGGAGCACTAGGCCCGCCGAAACCCGTGCTGCTCGCACCCGCTGGAGTATGAGCGGAGGGAACGCTAGCATGGTGTGGGGACAGATTCCAGGAAATGAGCGGCGGCCGCCCTCTCGAGCGGCCGCCTAGATGTTGCGGCCAGGTGGATGAGGCCGCGCCATCTCTCCGCCGCGAAGCCTACCACCGGCCCTCTAACTTGTCGTGGAATCTCCGGGGTCCTGCGCCTCGTAATCCTTCACGTACCGGAGCACCGCGCGCACGAGCGCCTTTGTCCGTGGAGCCATCTCCCCCCGCTCCCACCTGGCCCACGTGTTGGCACGCACCCCCACGGCCTTGGCCGCGTCCTCCTGGGTGTGTCCCTTGGCAAGGCGCGCGGCCTTGAGGACACACCCGGCCCGCGCGGCCGGGGCCGGCCTCACGAGTCCACCCGACACGGGCCGGTGTGGCCGCGGCCCAACGTGCAGCCGCCCACCGGGAGGCCGGCGCGGCGCACCGGTTCCCGACACGGCACCTGTGAACCCTCCAGGCTCGTGTCCGCCACCACCGCCTCCGGATCCGGTTCGGGCTTCGGAGACTCCACCCGGCCGAGGCCGGAGCGGAGCGCGGCGGCCGCCTCCTTGTCCTCCTCCGCGCGCATCGTCTCCTCGAGCGCCCGGTACATCTTCTCCAGGCCGGTGGCCCCGGCACCCTCCCGTGTTGGTGGGGACATACTGCAGCCGGACAGGATGGCCTCCACCTCCTCCACCGAGAGGCGGAGCGCCCCGGTTTGCTTGACGTACACGCGTGACTTATCCACCTGTGCCTCCTCCGTGTTCGTGATCTTCTCCGCGCCACGGCACGGCATCCGTGCCGTACTCACACCCGGTGCGCCGCACCACCACGCGCGGCACGCCTCGGCCTTGTTCATCCAGAATGCGCACCTCGGCCGGGGCCGCCTCGAGGCGCTCCACGAGGCCGAGGTTTTCCAGCGTCCGGCCAGCCCGGCCAGACGGCAAGGTGAGCGCCTTGTACCGGCCCTCCACATCGTAGCGGAGGCGCCACCGCACGACGCCTCCACGGGCCTCCCGGTAGGCCGGCACACGATCACCGGCGCGTGTGTAGAGGCCGAGGAATCGGCCGAGGCCGCCGGCCGCCGCCACGTCCGCTTGGCGGAGGTACGCCTCACGGGCCAGCCCGCGCGCACCGGCGGCCAGCCCACGGAGCTCCTCCGCCGTGGCCTCCGGCGGAGGCGCGAAACTATCCGTGTTCGCCATGCTCCACCGCCTCCTCCTCCAGGTAAGCCATTGCCTCACGCTTCGTGCCGAATTCACCCTCATAGTCACCGGCCACGAACAGGTACCAGTACCACGTTCCGAGTCCGCACTCCGCGCCGGGAAGCATCTCCCGGCGTGGACAGTACCGGAGCCGGAACGGCACGCCACGACACCGGCCCGTTGTGGTGGAGGAGCGCCTCACTCGGCCGCCTCCTCCAGGAGTTCCGCCACCTCGGCTATCTGGCCGGAGGCATCCTCCAGTTTCCCGGCGGCCTCCTCCATCTCCGTGGCACGATCCTCCTGGCCGATGTCCGCCAGGTTCGCGGCGGCCTCCTGTTCCTCCTCGGCCAACATCTCCACCTCCTGGCGGAGCGCCTCCAGGCCCTCCCGCACCTTGCCTATGCGCACGCGTCGTGCCTTGTTCATCCCTCCACCTCCTCCGTGAGAAACCCTAGCCCGGCCCGTCTACTAAGGAGCGTAAACGCGACTGCAGCCTGCATAGGTACGACACACTTGTGCGATAGGTATTGAATACTTATCCCCCGGCCGCCTCGATCGCGGCCAGGTCCGCCGCCGCATCCAGTGCCGCCTCGGCCTCCTCCTCGGCCTGGAGCTCGTGCGGCAATGCGAAGCCATCCGCCTCCGGTAGTTCGGCCTCGAGGACGGCGGCCGCCGCCGCGCGCGCGGCCCGGAGGAGGCGGGTTTCCTCCGCCAGGTCACGGAGGAGCGCGTCCGTAAACGCGTCGTCGGCCGCCTCGAGTTCACGTTGTGCGGCCTCCCGCTCCTCCCCGAACAGAGGCCCATACACGGCATACTGTGGCCGCATCCAGGCCGGGGGAGGCATCCTCCGGGCCAGTGCATCGAATGGCCGGCCCGGCCTCATACCGCTGGCCGTTCCGGGAGGTGGCGGTGGTGGTACTTCGGCTCCCCGGACTGTGGGAGGCACACGTCCCGGAGCCACTCATCCCACCACGCCCACCAGGCGCGGATACGCTCCGGCGTGGCGGAACGGTATCCCTCCGCGTCCGCGGCCATCACGGCCTCCTCCGCCGCCGATAGCGCGGCCGCATCCCACGCGTATCCTGGCGAGCCACACACAATCGTTCCGGCCCTCACCATGAGGTCCGCGCACACCTCGTGAACCTCGTGTCTGGAGAGCACCTCCGCCAGGCCGTACTCCCCCTCCTCGACAGGTTCCGGTTCCCAATAGATCCGGCCCGGTTCCTTGTGCCAGGTTCTCCACCCGGTGTTCGGCGCGTCCGGATGGATGGAGGCCGGAGCCGGAGCCGGATGGCCCCACCGCTGCACCCGGTACACGTCTCCAGGCCGGATCATGCATCCGCATATCTCACACCGGCCACGGCCGCGCCGGGAGCGCCGGGTGTCCTCCACTCCCCAAAACTCCCCCCACTCGAAATCCGTGCCGTGTATCTCGCAGAATTCCTCACTCATGGCCGCCTCCGTTTCCCTGGTGCTCCTCGATTTCCTCCACGGCGCGGCTCCGGAGTTCCATCCACCTCGTGGCCCGTTCCACCCGCCGCGCGCCGGACACCCACATGGCCAGGTGGGCCAGGAGCGCCGCCACGCGGAGGAGGCACCGCGCCAGCCGGCACCGCCAGCGCACCCCGGCCGGTATCCGTACCGTGATCGTCACATCCGCGCGGTTCATCGGGTTGGACAGTCTCACCTCCGCCTTACGCTCCACGGTCCACCTCCCTGCACGCTTCCTGGTACGCCTTGCGCGCACCGTAGAGTTTCCCGAGGCCATCCTCAACGGCACGCGCCACGGCCGCGTCGAGCGCCTTGCGCGTCCCTATCTCGTGGAGGCCCACCACCTCCGCACACGGTGTGGCCAGTTCCTCCGGCGTGGCCTCGAGGTTCTCGAGAATCTTCTCATTGAGTTGTGACTGCAACGCCTCGATGCATTGCGCATGGATAGCCCGTGCCGCCGCCGCGGCCGCGCCGGAACAATCCCGCCGCACCCGCGCCACCTCCTCCACCATCGTCTCCGCGGCCGCCAGTTGCCGCTCGAACACGTGAGAATCCGATGTCCGGCCGCGTGCGTCCGGTGCTCCCACGTTCGAACGATGTTCACCTGTCGCCAGCGGCATGAGGAGCGCCACCGTTTCCGCCTCCTCCGGCTCCCCGGACTCGTTCCACCTCCCAACGAGCCGGAGCGGGGAGCCTGGCCGGAGCGGCATATCCACCCGCACCCGCTCATGCCCCATAGCCACGAGCGCCTTGCAGAGCACTCCGAGGCGTTCCGGGTTCACGAACAGGCGGCCCCACCTCGGTTCCTTCGCGGCCTGGTCGAGGACACCCTGGCCCGCCGTGATCGGATAGCGCCGGCCCGTCTCCTCTCCGAGGTTATGCTTGTGCCCGTCGAGGTTAAGCACCTCGGCCGCTTGCGTCCGGAGGATGCCGAGGTCCCCCCGCTGGCCATCGGGCGGGATGATTTCGACACCACGAGCTCCACGGAAACGGAGCACGTCCCGTGCCTTGATGCGGCCGGACACCTCCGGCGGGATGAGGACACCATCCTCCGGGCCGGCGTTACGTGCCCCCGGCGGCCCCATCCACCGGAGGAACATCCGGCCATCGGTGGCCTCGAGCATGAGGCGGCCGGCCCGTCTCACGGCCCGGACGGCCTCAATGCCCACACGGCGCGCCTGGCCCCGGTCCAGCTTGTACGCGAACGTGGCGGCCGCCTTCACGATCCGGCCGGACACCTCAAGAAAGCGCCCACCCCCTGACACTTGCCGTTTGTCACCCCGGCCGGTTCCCGTTCCGGCCTGTCCTTTCTTGCCGCTAGACGCGCTCCCGCGCGCTCCTGTACGTGCCATTTCGGCCTCCACCTAGATATCCGGCGTCACTCGTAACCGGCCTGGAGGACGCCTCCAGGCCCCTGAAAGTTGAAAAACGAACCCCAAAACCACACTTTTTTCGACCTGCG